AAGACGTTGCGCCCGTTCTTGGACCGATGGCTGCACAAGCCTGGCAGATGCATGTCCAGGGAGAAGACCCGGAGTCGATTGTCCGGGAGTATTCCTACCGGGTGGAGGCTGGCTCGGCACGCAAGCCGAATATCGCCACCAAGGTGGAGAACATGAACAACGCCATGCAGATCATGATGCCGGTGGCGCAGGGCATGCTCCAGGCGGGACAGCCGCAAATCTTTAACGCCATGTTGGAGGACTGGGGCAAGACGATGAACGTGGATATCAGCCGCTACATGGTCCCTCCACCTCCTCCGCCTCCTCCCCCGCCTGAAGCTCCTCCCGAAGCCCCTCCCCAAGGCCAATAGTCTTATATGACCTACCCGCCTGAGATCGAAGCCGCTGGCATTTGGGCCAAGAGCATGTACGAGAAAGCCCTGCCCTACGGGGAGCGGTGGGCGGCCATGGTTGCCCTTCAGCAGCCACCGGGCACCAAGGGCACCGACCGGGCCTTCCTGGAGGGGCGGCAGAACAACGAGCAGTTGGACGAAATGCCGAAGCGTCAGGCTCAGTACGTCGCGCGGGAAGCCCGCCAGGCGGGGATCAATATCTCGGGCAAATACTACTGCGCCGGGATAGCCGACAAGCGGGGCTGGAAAGACCCGGCCGCGTGGGTCACGGGCAACGACGATGTTCTGAGCGTGGCCCGCAAGAGGCGCCTGCACGTAACCGGCAGCGTGAACTACGACCCCGGCGAGGCCCCGCCGAAGCGCGTGGTTCTGGCCGAATCCATCATCAAAGACGAACTTCGCAAGGAGAAGCGCAAGAACCCGACCGCCAAGACCGGGGAGCTGCGTGAGAAGATCATTGAAAAACACGCCTACAAGGTAAAGGGACGGCTATGAACGAGATTGCACGGCACTTTTCTCCCGGCTCGGTGATTACGGCCAACTCCTCGGCAGCCACAACGGCAGGGATGATTCCCTTCGGCCGTTTTGGCGGGGCGTGCGTCATGATCGCCGCCACCAATTCCTGCACGCAGATCAACTGGCACGGGACTGTAGACCCGTCCGTGACGCCGCGGGCGATCTTTGCAGACGGTTCGGCGGTGACCTCGGCGGTGACCGTGGGGATTCTCCCGGTCCCGGACGCCTGTTTTGCAGTGAACTACGTGGTGCCCGTCGTTGTGGGCGGGACGACCTGTGCCATGACGGTTATGGCCAAGGGCTGACCCCTCCGACCTTACATCACCACTCTAACGCCATAGAACGCCCATGTGTGCCATGAATCCGAGGCTGTTACGTCCAACCTCCAGCACGCTGGACGCCGACGCGGCGGTCTACCTCAATGCGGTGGCCCAGGCTGACGGGCAGCAGTTGGAGCCGGCCGTGCGGAAGGCAATCAACGACTTCGTCGTCGGCTGCAAGCGGGACAATATCTGGAACGCCATCAAAGCCAGTTGCATCCTCGCGGGTGCCCGCACGCTGACGGGGGCGTTGACGCCGCTGCGTGGTTCAGCCCCGACCAATAACGGGCCGTTCGTTTCCGGCGATTACAACCGCGAGACAGGGCTGGTGGGCAACGGAAGCAGCAAGTATCTAGACACCAACCGCAACAACAACGCCGACCCGCAAGACAGTAATCACCAAGCCTTGTGGCTAACCTCGGCCATGAGCATCTCGCAAGCCTGCATTGGTGCCGGTGGAGCCTCTAGCGGCACATCGTCTATTGCCACAACCTCTGCCGCCCTATTTTCGTATCGCTCGCGGAACGGCACGCCAATAACTGGCGGCAGTTCGGCCGGAACAACGGGCCTCATTGGCACTTCTCGGGCGGCATCCACTGGGTACGACTCGCGAGACAACGGGACGACAACGGCCAGGACGCAAGCGAGCCAAGCCGCCTATTCTGGCAACGTGTTTGTGTTTGCCCGGGAATCAGGCGGTTCTGCTGGCCTCTACACAGGTGCCAGGATCGCCTTCTACTCCATTGGCGAATCTCTAGACCTCGCCCTGCTAGACGCCCGGGTGTCGGCCCTCATCACCGCCATCGGAGCCGCGATCTGATGACGCTGGCCGATGTAACGCTGCCGGTGTCCTACGAGTGGGGCGTGGCTCACGCCTTGGTATTCGACGTTGCCCTGGCCCAGCGGCTCGCGCAAGTGCAGGCCCAGCACGGCGACCCGCGCCATGTGCCAGCCCCGCGAACGCTGACCGATGGGCGATTCATGCTCACGGCCGACATCCTGACCGAATGCGTCCCGGGCGGGCTGGTGTACGGCGGCTTCAGCCAGTTGGACGCCGGGCGGTTCGATGAGATTGAAGTGGTGCCGCTCGCGGAAGCCCTGGCCCTGCTGCCGGGCTGATGTCCGTAGACGCACAATGTGACGCCGTTCGCGATTCGCGAACCGCGAACAGGCGTAGACTCGCTGGACGATCTGGGTACAGTGCTGGCATGGACGAAATCACTTGGCCCGGCGTCGCGATGCTGGCGGTTCTGTTCGCCGGGCAGGCGCTCGTAGTCTGGATCGCCAGCAGACGCTAGAGGCGGCCGAAAGAGGCGTAGACTCGCTGGACGGGTGGCGTAGACTAGGCATGAACATGGATTGGATTTTGATTGCCGTCGCTGTCCTCTGCGTCATTGGGATAATGGCCCAATCGACCGCTATCGACTGACGCTAGAGGCGGAAAGTAACGCCCCAGCCGTAAGAAAAAGTCACCACTTTTCGTATCATATACGATACGATTGGGGCGACCGAAACTGCGTAATGTCACCGAAAACTAGGTAGCAAACTAGGTAGAACCGAACACTTCGCCCGCTCGCCCTGGCCCCGCGCCCTACGGTGTGTCCTACACGGCGAGCGGGCTGCCCCCAGGCGTAACGCGGCCCGACAACGGCGTGGCGACGATGGGACGGGGGCAGTGGCAAAAGCGATCCCGGCGGGCATCGGCCGCACTGATAAAGCGGTGACGAGAACCCGCCGGGATCGCCAATCTGGAGAGCAACGTGGCAGACCTCCTGGCCGACTACCGTGAGTGGCGACAACAGCAAGCCGCTCGCGTCAGCACCCACAGCGGCGGGTGCCATATGTGGCACAAGGACTGCATGATCCACCGGCTCGCGGATGCGCTCGGACGGGCGAGACTCACCGACGAGGAGCGGGAGGCGATTGAGGCTGGTATCTTTTTGTGCGAGGGCGTGGCTGGCGAGGCGAACGAAAACATCAACGCGCACGCGTGGGCACAGGTGGCGGCGCGGTTGCGAGGCCTGCTGGAACGAGCAAAATGAGAACACGGAAGATCAACGGCCGCGAACTAAGGAGGCGGCGACTATGAACGAGACGAATGAGCGGTCTGTTGCATCGGATGGTTCTCGCCGCGAGGACATCATCGACAGGCTGCGAAAATGGAAGGATGAGCGAGGCTTCCCGACGCCCGGAGAGTTGATGGACGAGGCGTCATGCGAGATTGAACGGCTGCGGCTGACCTCTGCCGAGCGGACGATCATTCAGTGGGCAGCGGCAGCGATGCAGCCAGACTGCCAAGCAACCATTCGCGGCCTGCTGGAGCGGGCGAGATGAGCGACATCGTTGCCCGCCTGCGTGCGGAGATCGCCTGGGAGCCAGACATCGGAGCCCTGATGGACGAGGCCGCCAACCACATCGACTCGCTACGCCGAGAGGTCAGGACGCAACGCTTAGAGATCGCTGGGCTACGCGAGGAGCGACGGGCGATCCTCGGAGCCGACAGCCCGCCGAGCGACCGCAACGAAAATCCAGGCGGCGGGTGGATCGCATGAACGCCAGCGATCAGCGGCTCGTCCGCTGCATCGCGTGGTTCTGTGGCGCGGAGTTTCCAGATTCAAGTTGTTTTCCGGCACCGGAAAATCGGGCTTCACAGGAGAGCGTGACGATGCCATGCGACAGTAGTTACTTGGATGCCAACGGGCTGGAGATAAGGTTGAGTCAGGTAGCGTGTCTGCTTGACGAACTTGATGGCAAGAAAATCAACCAGGATCATTGGGCGGGCTATCACCCGCGCGTCTACAGCCAGCGGGTGGACGGCGACAAGATGGTTGCGAAACTCTGCAAGCGGCTACAGTCCGTCGATGTGAAGAACTACAGCCTTGAGATGCAGATTTGGTGGCGAGATCACCAAGCAGCAGATAAGGCAAGGGCCGAAGCGGCACTGGCGGCGGCAACGGACGCCAAGGCGAAAAAGGCCGCGATTGCCAAACTGACACCGCATGAACGGAAGTTGCTAGGGATTCGATAACACGCAGGATAAGGAGCATCGCATGACAGATGAAACTACACCGCAGGACTCCGCAGCGATGTCTCCTGCATCCGCTGGTTCTCAGCGGGAAGCGATTGAGCGGCTGCTGAGACTTGCTCGCAAATCGCACTACTACTGTGAAGATTCTTGGTACTCATGCCCGCTAGCGGAG